TCCCATCTGCGAACTCACTAAATATACTGTTCATTACCTTGGTAACGCCATTGGCACTCAGAGGTGTTCTACCATCGTTGAGAGTGAACATCCACTCACTATCATTGATCTTGAACCATTTGGTCAAAAGCTTACTGATATCTGGGTTAATGTCGTAACTTTTCACACCAATTCTCCTGACGTTTTTGAATTTATTCAATTTGAAGATGTATTTGGTTTTCCCTTCTCTAATTAACCAGTTAGCACCTTTGCGTTCATCATCATCCAATCCTTTATATTCTTCTGGTGATACAACCTTAGTATCGGCAACATTGTTTCTCATAGGATAGGCTAGGTAAAAACGTAACAAGACATATTTTTGAACTAAGCCATACGATGACTTTGATTTTGCTTTTTTCCATAAGTCCTTCTCATTAATCTTTCCCAGAATTTTATTAGTAATTTCTTTCACATCGTTAAAGTCAAGCCAGTTAGTACTCTCTTTGCGAGTGAGTTCCTGTGACTCAATCTGCTTGTTTACACCAACCATCACATCTTTGAGGTAAGCTTGGTATTTATCTATCAATTTCTGATCTCTGTTCTTAGTTTCAGCGTCTAATACAACAAGGATACTGGTGAGCCGAGTCTTTATCGTATTCTGTGTCCGACAAGTCTCTAACAACTTTTTTATACCAGTAAAGTCATGCAAAAACTTCGTCTTAAGTTGCTGTTGTAGTTTGGTCTCATTACCATCCACATACTGCGAATACAACATCCTTAAACTTGTGATGTATACATTGATAGAACTCTCGGTTATATCAGGGCGCTTCTTCTTAATCTTTTTTCTCAATTTTTCAGTTGGTTGTTTCATATCTTATTTTATTATACTCAATATAATAAAAATTTGTGAAATATTAGAATGATTTTTTACGAAGAAGTTTTAGTCACAGTTAGATAGCCGAGAGAATCTGACCAAACAGCCTGAGCACATTCAGCAATACCGCTAAGCACAATATCATTACCACTAGAAGTTCGAATAGTGCCAAAACTCTGAATGGTGATAGAAGAAGCCTGTTGACAGGTCATAAATTTCACAGACTGACCATCTGAAAGAGTTCCTGTTACACCACTGATAACGGTACTGGGTCCAGCATCCAAATAAACCGTCCCTATGTTAGTAAGGTCGAGAGCAGGGTAAGTTGTTTCAGTTAGAGATAACGATTGTAGTCCTACAGGTTCACCTTGGATCTTGAGAGATTTGACGTCAAGATCTACGTCAGAGAGGCCACCTTCAATAATATGATTTAGACTCATGATTTATATTAAGTCAATATAAAAAGTTTTTAAAAAAAATTCTAAAGTTTCAAAAATAAAATGAATATAGCATTTAAAGAATTGAAAGTTATAATAAAAGCGGATGAGTGCGGAAAACGAAACAAAAGAAGAATTATTAAGGTGTAGTCACTGTAAATGTTGGAAATTACCAGAATACTTTTCTAAGAATGTTCGTGGTGTGTTGTATAAGACTTGTGAAAAATGTAGGCATAAGTATCGATGCGAGCAGTGTGAAGATAAGTTCTTTACATCAAAACGCGAATTACTCAGACATAAAAATAATGTTCATACTAAAATTAAGGATTATCATTGTAAAGAGTGTAAAAGTTCATTTAGCGATACTAGAGATTTAAGACGCCATATAAGAGGGGTTCATCTAAATATTAAACCGCATAAGTGCGGTCAATGTGATAGTTGTTTTTCTGAAACATCTGGGTTACAAAATCATATTAAGGCTATTCACCTCAAAATAAAAGATCATCATTGTCAAAAATGCGAAATGTCTTTTAGCACTCCTAGAGCATTATTAGTTCATAACAATGTTGTTCACCTCAAAATTAAAGATTATTTTTGCCCAGATTGTGAATATTCTTCTAGTACTAGGGCTAATTTAGAGTATCATATTAAGACTGTTCACCTCAATATCAGAGATCATCAATGCACCAAATGTGAATATCGTTGTTATGATAAATATATTTTGGAAAAACATCTCAAAATTTGTACTGGTAATAATTCATCTATTTCTGGTTTAGAAATGAGATGTAAAGAAGCTCTAACTGACCTCGGTTTTGTTGAGGATGTTGATTATATCTATAACCATACTTTTTCTAAATTAACAGATTATTGTGGACAACCTCTTAGACCAGACTTCCGATTTATTAACTATAAGATTATGATAGAATGCGATGGTTCACAGCATTATAAAGTAAAAGAATTTGGAGCAAGTAAAGAAAAGGCTGTAATCAATTTTGAACAGATTAAAGCTAATGATAAGGTAAAAGATGAATTTTGTGACCAATTTGGATACAAAATGATTAGGATACCTTATTGGGATATTATGAATATGATTGAGATTTTGTCAGTTGAACTTTATGATATTGTAGAGTGGTGAGAATAATTTGTATTTCGTATCTTCAAAAGATTATGAAATACTTTAATTAATTTTTAGAAACAATATTTTGTAAAGTTATTATTTAACGACGCATTCGACTAAGTCTACCTCCCGTCGTACGAGATCCTCCAGCGCTAGCTTTTGCGACCTGCGGGGCGATCTGTGAGACCAACGAAAGAGCCGGCGCTATTTCAGGAACTAACGCCCCTACGATAGGAGCAGCCATCTTACTAACATCTCCAAGACCAGAAGCAAAACGATGAATAAAATTCTTAAATCCTTTCATGAACCGACCTCTACCACTACCATGAAGAGATGTGTAAACGGCGTGACTAGATTCACTATCACCCTGCTGAGCAGAAAGTACCATAGCCTCAGAGAAGTTACCAATACTAGCTCGAGCTCCGTTTTCAAAGACAGAGAACGTACCTGGTTGGTCCATGATAAGAAAGAATTCATAATCTGAAGTATCATCAAGATTGGTAGCTTCAATTTGCACCTGGATAGTATACTGACCGCTAACTCCAGCACTTTCGTTAGCCTGAAGGCCTATATCTTTGCCAAATTCAATACACATCACCGAGCCCCTATATTTATCCCATTGAGGATATGACAAATTACAATCATTTCTAGAACTAATATCAAATAGTTCTTGCTCAGAAGCGGTAGATAGGAGGCCAGACTGATTGTTCCAGAGAACAGACATACGGCTGATTTTAGCAAAACTATCAGCTACAGTATAGTTAGAACTGCTACGAGCATGACGAACAAAGGCATACATACGATGCGGAATGAGACTGAGTTTGATACTATCAGAAATTAGAGTCTGAGTAGATCCAGCAACAAAATTACCGACCGGCTTAATGTACTGCTGTAGTTTCGAGTATGGAAACGTCTGGACAGTGGGCAACGGGTAAGTGATCATAGGAGTAATATAGTTCACGAGCACTTCAGGTGCTTGGTAAAACGAGGCAGAGACTGCCGTGATAGGATTACCAGACGAGGCGTGAGATAGGACACGGTTAGTTAGCTGAACCCATCTTAGAGAAAGATTGAGCTGGTTCACGTTCACCATTCCTTCGTCTTCGTCCTGTCCAGATAGGAAAGGAGAAAGAAACAATGGTTCAGTTAATTCACAACGGAATGATAACCCATCAGGAGCGATAGTGATGGGGTAACCGCCACGAGACATTTCTGAGGCATTTTCTCCGTAATCAGCTAGCGGATTCCGTGCCGATCCGTATAATTGCCAGTCAGAATATTTCTGGTACTGATCAGGCATAGCAGGGCTAGTAGATATGGCACGATTGCGGTCGTAAGCATCATTATGGTAGCAATTCATAGCCGAGATTAAATCGGCTGTATTTTGGGAAACAGTTTCACCGTTAATTTGACACGTCACCACATCGGTAATAGCCGATAAAGGGAACTGACGCAGACCATCATTAGTTCCAATTTGAAGAGGCTGATCTACAACTACTTCGAGGTATGCTTTTACTCTAATATTACGATCTACGATCGTTTGGGTCGACGGTGGGCTTATATTAAACGAAGCTTGGACAAGGGGGGCGCCTGGCGATCCCCAGCTATTACTTGGAAATACCTGCTGATTGACTCGGCTGCCACCCTGTCTTACTATATGTGTTTTCATGGTGTCGGGAACGATATGTGATCTCGCATACATTACTTTTGTGAGTTCGGACATAGTTTATATTATACCAACAATATAATTTTTTTTTATTTTTTTTTTTATTTTCTATAAATTTTTTTCTAAAAAGTTTTCATTATACTTGGTTGATAGCAGAATTATCAACATCTCTAAGATTAATCACATTCCTTTTAGTAAAACGTAACTTTATGTTTGCTTGCTTATTAGCCGGAAGAATAATAATCTGAGATTCACCTTCGTCACTGAACCACCTGATATTAACATCGATATTGGATAGTGGGTAATTACTGGTTAAACTGTTAATACGAAACGGACCCACTGGTGAAAAAGTCAAGTCTAATGGTCTGTTTGGATCTGGTAACACGATAAAATCTTCAATAACCTGAATCTGGATATCGTTTTGTGCACCCACCAGCTGTTTGTCTACTGGGATCGTATTCGTTTCTAACAGAATTCTATTCAGTGAACTCCACGTAGAGATACCCTCTATGCTCTGCGTCATTTTGAACAAACCACCGTTAAAATTGGTGTATTGATTAACAAAGAGATATTGAATCCTATCATTAGTTTCGAAAAACTGCGGTAGGCTTGGAAATTGAGATGCACAGGCTTTGTTGAAAAATAAATTAATTGGATTTGGTAAATTAGATTCGTACCCTGCTTCTGCATTAATCGAAAGAAGATTACCTTTCAATGTTATAAAAGGGGCTCGAGTAGCTGGAATCAATGGCTGTAAAAGCAACAGATCGGCAAAAGCATCTTTCAAGGCGATATTGTATGTTTGAATGAAATTTTGATAGCTATAAACTGGACCATTCTGAACTGGTGCAACACCTATGCCAGATGGTATATAGGTTAATTGCTTTGTTACAGAGCTACCATTATATTCCAATGTTACGAAAAAGTTTTGTCCCAGAAAGAATTGAAATAACGGAATAGAAAACAACGGGATCGTAAAACTCTCTACTGATATTACCCAGTCACTTGGGTTTGTTAGAATCTGATCGACTCGATTAATATTGAATTTTGCAAGAGTAGGAACATCACTATCTCCGCCCACTGATATATTGTAGTATAGTTGCTCC